GCCATCTGCATAATACCAGACAGGATCATGCCGCCATCTGTCACAAATTTCTTTTCGTCTTCGGTAAGAAGATCTTGACAAACGCCGCCTTCACATAGTTCNTAGTATTCTCGTANAAGTACTTTCTTGCTCATTGTTTAATCCTTTCGGCTAAAACTGCTTCAAGTTCTTCTAAAACAATGCCGTGGAGATCGGTGTTTTCGGTCCAACCTTGAGTGGTGGCGGTGCTCTGGCCACGTCCAGAGGCGATGCCGGAGATCTTGCGCATGAGGGCGGCGCGTTTTTCGTCGGACAACTTCCTCCCCGCGGCTTCTTCGGCGCCGCGTAGGCGAGCCTCGGGGCCCTGCTCGGAGCTTGCGTACATCGCTGCGAGGTGCTCTGCGTCTTTGCGCTCCTGGTCTCCCAGCCATTCTGTGTGGCGTCTCGCATCAGCAACAATGGCGCCGGCGCGACTGGCCCACGCTTCGGTGGCGGCTGCAGCTTCGCGGCCTTCCATCGCTTGGAGCCATGGGACGACGCGGCGGCCGGATATATCGGATTGAGGGGTGACTTTACTTTTCACGGATTTAAGTTTGCTCTTTAGCGGTAACCAATAACGCTGATTGGGTGGAGACCGTCGCATAGCGTCCTCTTCGGTATTCTTCTTGAATTGTTCGTCCCAAATCGAGATATGTGCCTTTCTCTGGTTATATTCCGTTGCGGTCGTAGGGTCGCTTTGGAGCCACTCATCTATTTGAGCTATAATCCCTTTAACTATCTTCTTTTCACCTTGCCCAAACCATTCTAAAACCCCTTCATCTAAAAGGCCAAGTTCTTCCTGAATGATTTGCTTAAGTTCTGATTTCTTAATCTTCATTTTGTTAATCCTTTAAGGTGCCGGCGCTACCGGCGCGCGTCAGCAGCCTGACTTACAACGAGTAACCGGCCGAAGCATGCGTTTTCGTGTCCATCGATTATTCATGCGGGGTAATCTCCATCTTAGGTGAGTGTTGAATCCCTGAATCTCCGAAGATCATATTCAGAACATAAGATGTTCCAGATGACAACCAGCCGAGAATAAAGAAATTAGCGACACTAACGTCAAAATTAAATAGTTCGGTGTATGGAGAAAGTAGCATTAAAAACCAACCTACATGAAATCCCATGCACATTGGACAATTAAATAACTTTCCATATCCTCTGAGTGAATCTTTCGCTGGTCTTAATTTTTTAAGAATAGGTTGATCGCTGTAGACCAAAATTTGTGTGAGGCCGTAAGCGGCCAAGATAAAAATTAAGAGTTCCATTAAATGCCCTATACCGTAAAGAGATAGTTCAAAGCGTATGGATTTCTTATATACCCTGGTCTAATTGATCCTTGCTCATCGCGCTGTGGAACCTCTCCAAGTTCAGTAGAATCTGTTTTATCGGGATGCACCANCTCATCGTTATCCATCGCAACAATCGCCTCTGTAGATTCAAAGTAAGGGCGCTCTTCGGTAATAAATGTAGAAATATTAACTAATGCAAATTTGGCAGCGTCTAAAGTTTCTTTAAATGGTTTTTGTAAATCTGCTTCAAGGGCACCAAAAAACGAGCCGGCCTGAATAGATTCGGGCATCACAATGCCTCGCTTGTGTAGGTGCGTAAATAATCTATTTTGTGCGCCATAAACTAAATCGTTCATTGTAATTTTAGGAAAGGCTATAACTTTATTGGTCGCCGGAGAAAGAACAATATCTATATCACCATGATCAAAAATCATCAAATCACCATTAATGGCTTTNCGAATGTTCATCTCTAGTGTAACAATCGCAGATTCTTCGCCTTTTTTAATTGTGATCTTAATTGCCATCTTCGGTTATTTCCTCTACAAGCTGTTGTGTTTGTAATACACTTAAGATTAATTTTTCATCAACACCCTGGTGATGGAAATGATTTAATTTTTCAATAACTTGATTGGTTTTGTCCGTCAAGTCTTTGTCTTGTTTAATGATCTCGTCACCTAATGAAGTAGAAAGTGTTTCTTTTAGCCTTGTAATTTCAGAATTTAAGAATGTCTTAAGCGTAAGGCTATTATCAGCAAAAGAGGTGATATAATAATTTAGGAGTATTTTCTGATTTTCGAGAAGGCCACGATGATATTTTTCATTAAACTTTGTGATAAAAGAATTAAGAACCAAATTATCAATTGGCTCTAATATTTCTTGTTTGTCTTCTGATAAAGTCATATTATTAATAATATTGCTTTCGAGAATAACTGCGCTCTTGGGTGAAGACTTATCGGAAAACATTTGAGCTATCGAAGCAAGGGTCTTATAATTTGGTACAAAATTGTTAAACACTTCTGGGGTAAGTTCTTTATTCACATCTGCGATCAAATCACTTTGACTAACGAACAATCCGTGTGGGTCCATAACTCTACTGGCAAGCTTTGCTTCCTTTACAATCTTTTCTGCTATTTCTCTGGGAAGGTTTTGGTTTTCATACAGGGAGCGATAGTTTTGAAGGTCTTTATAAAGAACAGAGCCAGGAGCAAAATGCTTTTTGATAAGTGCAACCGCCTTGTCCTTGGTTTCATAGTTTTCTTTTATAACAGCCACAGTTGCTTCGCGCACCAAGGCTTCAAAAACAAATGCTGTGTTACGCTTTTTGTTGTGTCTTGTCTTCATTCTGTTGCTCCGTTAATAATTCTTTTTCTTCAAGACCCTCTATCAGAAGTCGAATAGAATTATTCATCTCAAAGAGTTTGTTTTCTTCTGTTTTCTCTCTCAGCTTATAAATAGATTCATCTTGCTCATAAAGACTTCCTAAGCCGTTCATTCCGGTTAATGTATTAATATCTCTCATACCGGGGAAGGTATTTCGATGCGCTGGGCTACTCTTTTCTTTTGATCCGGCCGCGGCAAAAGAACGGCTGCGAGCGCCGGCGGCGCGGCCGTCCGTCTTAACTTTCTGATACGTTCCGCCGCCTTTGTAACGGACATTACGCGAACCAGGAGGCACTGCCAGTAGTGTGGAGGGCTCTTCTGGCGCACCAGGTTCACCGGCGGCGCCGGGTGTCATCTCTTCTGGGCCTCCAGGTTCTCCTCCAAGTTCTGCCCCAAGCTCGTCGCCTAGACCGCCTCCAAGATCGCCTCCAAGATCGCCTCCAAGATCGCCTCCAAGACCGCCGCCCATAGCGCCTTCTGCGGCGGCGCCTTCGGCCACTTGTTGAAGTGCCGCATCGTGCTTACGATCATAATACATTTCGCGTTGACAACGAGTAAACTCTTCATGAGACATACCAAACACATGCTCGGTAACCCAACGACGAGAGAAGTACCCCTCCGTAGCAGAAGCAGCAATATCAAACTTTTGCTTCCAGTGTTCAAGCTCTTGAAGCTCTGCGATCTTTGAAGGATTATTAAGAGTTAAACTAAATCCCAAAAGATCATCGCCACGAAACCCAAGAGTATAAAGGTGGATAATACCAATCTTTTCTAACTCTGAAATAATAACGCGTTGAAGGCGCTGAATCGTTCTTGCGAAACGAATGTCTTTCTGAGCGAGTGTGGTCTTATCTTCTGCGGCGCCTTCGCCCATAGAAAGATAGGATTGGGGAATCTTTAAAGCGGAGAAGAGCTTGTCTCGAAGATACTTGATATCATCGATCTGTGTAATGTTGGCGGCGCCGGCGAGTGTGCTAATATCTGTAACCGACCCGGCACGAACTGGGATAAAATAATCTTCTTCTACTGACATTGGGTTATAGCGCAAATCAATACGACCGCTTTGGGCATCCACAACCGAATGTCGTTTAAGCTGAGTTACAACCTTTTCCATATATTGCTCGACTTCATTGGGAGGAATAGAACCAACATCAATCTTGAATACGCGGCGCTCTGAAGAACGGACAACACGATAGGCCATCATTGCGTCTTCCATAAGCACAAGCTGTCGCCAGATGCGACGAGCAGGCTCAAGGATGGAAGTTCCATAAGGGGCGTACTTATCGTTGCCGAGGACGCGGAAGTGTGCGACCTGCCAGTTTTCAAAGGTCATACCAGCGGAATTCCACTGATACTGAATATAGTTGGGGTTAGTGGAGTCTTGTCCTTCTAATCTTTCAATTTCCATTGGAGGGAGTGCGATGGCTGATTTAACTCCAAAACTGTCATCAATATCTAAGTATAAGAAGAAATCCCCATACTTACACATTGTACGACTCCAACCAAAAAGATTATATTGTACGTTAAGAATCTGTTCGTAAAGAATAGTCAACACAGCTTTGATCTCTTCATTACCCGACTTGACATTGAGCATTGGGCGCAGTTCCGAATATGTTGTCATCTCGTCCGCATAAATATCCATCGTGGATGCGATCTCTGGCATATATTCCATCTGGTCAAAATCAACATAGCGTTCAGAGCGGCGTTGGCTCTGGATTGCGTTGGTGGCAATCGTGTCGAGGGGGTTATATTGAGACTTCTTGAACTGTTGACCGGAGGCAGTTTTAAATCGCGAGGAGAATCTATCTAAATGCTGACGNCGAATACGGCGTCCTGTTTGGGAACGATAATTAACGATCGGTCCAGAAAACAATTTCGTAAGAGCTTTAAACAGATTGTTTTCTCTGTTTGCTGGGTTTTTTCCTTGATTTCTGCTTGGTGGTGCCATATTTATTTTCTCACTTTATAATCCATTTATATTGGTCCCAATAGGACTTGGTTTCAGATATTATATCAGTTGCATTGCCTTGTTTGTATCCCTCTTGACCTTTTATTTGTGTATTCATTGTGGTTTTAACTGTATANATTGCATCAATAAAAGCTTTTTGATAATTTAAATCTCTTGAATTAGCTTGAATCGCCGTATCTCGAACCCAACATGCAATTGCAAGAGCGATGATCAAGTCATCATTATAACTCTTCATTGCTTGGGGCTTCCCGTTCCTCCAAATAAACGTTTTAAACTCATTCACTGTACGCGAAGAGTATATCTTAATTAGTTTATTTCTTATAAACTCCTCTAATTTTGCAACTATAAGAGGGCGNGTTTTCATTGTGGTGGTAAAACCAGCTACTGCAGAGTCCCGATATTCCCCTATATGTTGTTCTACATATTCATGCGTAGACTTAATGGAGTAATAAATATTAGGATATCCATATTCTGTAAGCTTNTCTAAAACCGTGTAGCCAATATTATTATTCTCCACCACCATCATTGCGTTTCCAAATTCACTGCCGACTTGATTAAGCATGTTGGCAAACATATCTGGTGTGGCTTTCCCTTGGTATTCTCCGATGATTTCTAGAGTCTCTAATTTAATAATGTGAAACGTTGAGAAATCGGCCCCATC